GCCAGATCAATACCCAGAAATACGATATTCATGGTGATTCTCCTGGTGAGCACATTTCGTACAGTTAACCGCAGCGGGAGGAGGTAGTCCATCCCATTAACTGGAAGAAAAAATTTGCCGGGCGTGACGGAACTGCGGCGTCTGCGGCAACTGGAGGATGAGAATCAGCGGCTGAAGAAGCTGGTCGCTGAGCTGAGTCTGGACAAGGAGATGTTGCAGGAGGTACTGAAGCAAAAGTTCTGAGGCCGGCTCAGAAGCGCCAGGCGGTGACATTTTTGCGGGAGGCTTACCGTATCAGCGTCCGGCGGGGATGCGGGTTGCTGATGCAGAGCAGAACCGTTTACCGCTGGCAGAGCCGGCGTGACGATCGGGCGATCACCCTGCGTATCCGGGAAATAGCGGAAACCCGGATACGCTAAGGTTGCCCGCGTATTCATATTCAGTTGCGCCGGGAGGGATGGCCTGTTAACCACAAGAAAACCCACCGGATTTATTGTCCGGAAGGCCTGAACCTGCGCAGAAAGCGCCCCCGCAGACATATCAGTGCAGCACGCCGTCAGCAGCGCCCGGTCCTGACGCATGTCGATCAGTGCCGGAGTATGGATTTTGTGTCAGATAATCTGTTTAACGGGCGGCGTTTTCGGGCGCTGACTGTAGTGGATAATTTTAGTCGGGAATGCCTGGCGATCCATGCCGGAAAATCGTTAAAAGGCGAGGATGTGGTCAGAATAATGGAGGCACTGCGGGTGCCGGTACGTATCCAGGTGGATAACGGTAGCGAGTTTATCTCAAAAAGTCTGGATAAATGGGCGTATGAACACGGTGTCACAATGGATTTCTCGCGCCCCGGAAAGCCGACAGATAACTCGTTTATTGAATCATTTAACGGCAGTCTGCGGGATACTTACAGGATGAATGCCTGAACATTCATTGGTTCCTGTCACTGGAAGATGCGCAGGAAAAACCCGACAACTGGCGCAGGGAATACAATCATGAGAGAACGCATTCATCATTAAATGACATGACTCCGGCTGAATTTATCCGAAGTATCCGGAAAGACGAAGAGCTCTGATTTAGCACTGTACTGAATTTGGGCCAGGGTCACCCCCATCTGAAACACTACAGCCAAATGGCTTGTATGTAGGTGCAAAAGTAAACGCTAATTTTATTGCTCAGTTGATTAAGTCTAAGGGGACATTCACATTGTATCTGGTGGGCTATTACACCCACCAGATTTTTTATCTTGACGTTCTGATTAATCGCGAGATCACAACAGATAAAGAAAGGAAGCACCACATTTCTATGTCATACGCTGTATATAAAGTGCAAGACATCACAAATGATGATGCAATAAATACAAAAGCTAGCTGTGGATTAATATTTTTAAGATATATGAAAAGAGAAATTATCATTGCTATATAAAATGCAGCGCCAATCGCACCTAAATCCAAATAAGTATTTAAATATAGATTGTGGACGTTTGGTTCACCATTATAATACGCGCTGTATTTTGGAAGAAAATCTCTCGCTGATAATAAGCCATTACCAAACAGTCCTATAACATCAGTGTTTGAAATCACAGCGATCCAGTACAATATCCTTATTGACATGCCATCAGAAAGTTGACCTTGATTTATAGAAGACAATCTTAGGTAGTCAAATATATAAGGTGAAGCGATAGCCAAAACAGTTATTACAAAAAACGAAGCAACTATTTTCATAGCAACGCCACGGCTTGATGATATTTTATAAAGAGCCAGTATAGCTATAAGAAATGCCACCGGTGTCCGTGACATGCTTAAGAAGCCAGTAATTAATGCTATTAGCATCCATATCTCTGCTCCTTTTTTATAAATTGATTTATGTAGTATGTATTGCAATATACCGAATAAAGCAACCTTTGCGCCGAACATGTTTTTATCATTTCCGCCAAAAAGCGCGTAGTCGCTGTCAAATATCAAACCAGCTGTATATGAGTCACTGGCAGTTAACCCATATCCTCCGGACTGTACGTGTAAAAAAAATAATTTGTATAAAACAAAATACAATAATAGCACTAATATATCTGTGTATTATTTTTAGCATGTCAACACTATTGGTTTTTTCATAGCTAAATATACTTGATATAATTAAGAATGAGATGCCTAATGTTGATTTTATAATTGCCGTAACTGTGTCATCATCCTGAATTGTATACGTAGAGGTGAAAACAATTAACAATAGTATCAATGCCGCAAAAAAAAGAAAAAACATAGAATTTCAGTGATATCCTATACAACATCATAAGCAAACAAACTGCGAATACTACTGGGTATATTTTTATTGGCAAAAATATCGACACCATAGAAACGCCGATTAAATGAGAAATTACCTTCGATCTTGATGTGATAAATGGGCTTTTAAAATTAATCTCTTGCATTTTTATTCCGAATTATTCGCAGCGTTTCTGTAATTTTGCATTACTTTGCTTTTCTTCATTCTCTGATTTTATTTTTGTTTTTGAATATATAAATGCCATTATTGAAATCATCTCAATGGCAGCTATAAAATTTGATATGACATCATTTTCCCCAGCAACGAAATACACAATAACATGAGCAGAAATAAATAAAAATAAAATATTAATTACTATCTTCATTACGTAGTCCTGTGATGGTGCGCATTTTCATTTCTACAATTTTACCATATGGGTAATTTTCTCGCTATGTTTATAGATTGCATCACTCCATATGTGGTTTATTGTGTATGATGAATTCACCAACTAAGGGGGTCTTTATGCACAGTAAACGGTGGTCACTATGTCAGCCCAGCTAACCAGTTAGTCTTTAAATCAGTGGCTTATAATGGGCTCTCTGGCTGCGGTTATCGCAGGAGTCCCTCCAGAGGTGGCTCTTGGAGCTTTATCAGGTGCAGTAATATTTATTACCTCTGCCGTTGAGTATCCAATACGCCGACGGGTTCTCCTGTCGATGCTCTGCTTTCTCTATGGGCTTCTCTTCCACAAACCAACCGCATCAATCCTTATCGGCGTAGCAGCCTGATCCCAACTATCACGCAGGATTCATTCGAGAAAGGGATCGTCTTCTCTGCTGGCGCGTTCGTGTCGGCAATCGTCGCAGTACGTATTGGTATCTGGCTCTATCACCGTTCCGACAATCCACGCGATTTAATCCCGGGGAGAAAAGACGATGACAACTCATGAGCTTATTTTACTCATTGCCAATGCGGTTATCTGTTCTGCGATAGCAATCCGCGTCGGAACCTTCCGGCGTAATGGATCGCAACACCGCCGGTGGGGTGGCTGGATAGCCTACTTCCTTATTGTAGCTTCAGCAAGCATCCCCGTCCGCGCAGCATATGCAATCTGGTATCACACACCAATGGCCGCTGATTTATCAGAGGTCATCATCAACGTTGTCATGCTTGCCGCCGTTCTGAAGACGCGCGGTAACGTCGTGCAGATATTTAAAATATCGAGGTATCAACATGGACATTAAACAGCTCCGGCGCGCAGCCGGAATCACTGAATAACTGGCCTCGCGCTGGTACCCACATATCACTGCAGCCATGAATGAATTTGGCATTACTAAGCCAGATGACCAGGCGATGTTTATTGCTCAGGTCGGGCATGAGTCAGGAGGGTTTACCCGGTTGCAGGAAAACTTCAACTACAGCGTATCAGGGCTGTCAGGTTTCATCCGCGCCGGGCGTATCATTCCAGACCAGGCTAATGCGCTTGGCCGGAAAACATATGAGAAGTCTTTTCTTCTTGAACGCCAGCGTGCAATCGCCAATCTGGTATACAGTAAGCGCATGGGAAACAACGGCCCTGGCGACGGGTGGAACTACCGAGGACGCGGACTTATCCAGATCACCGGTTTGAACAACTACCGGAATTGCGGTAACGGTCTGAAGGTTGATCTGGTAGCGCAGCCTGAACTGCTGGCGCAGGATGAATATGCGGCCCGCAGCGCGGCGTGGTTCTTCTCCATCAAAGGCTGCATGAAGTATCCAGGTGACCTGGTGCGCGTCACGCAGATCATCAATGGCGGGCAGAACGGCATCGACGACCGGTGGGTTCGTTACGGTGCTGCCCGTAAGGCACTGTTATGATCTTGGCATTCGTCAAAGCGTACTGGAAACAGTTGGTTGTCATGCTGATGCTTGCCGCTCTGGTCATCAGCGGTGTGGTTGCCTGGAATGTCCACGGTGACCGGCAGTACGCCGCCGGGTATGCGCAGGCAAAGACAGACCGTAAAGCCGAAGATGATAAAGCTCGTCAGCACGGCGAACAGGAGAAAGCGACCAATGAACGTGAAGCGCAGCAGAGGATCGACCAGGCGCGCAATGATGCTCTTGATGCTTCCGCTCGCGCTGGCCGGTTGCAGCAACAGCTCGTTGCCATCCGTGAGCAGCTCAGGCAGTATAACGCCACTGTCGGCGCTGGGGCGTCAGCCGCAGGCACCGGAGTTTTGCTTGCCGACGTGCTCAGCAAATCTCTTGAGCGAAACCGACAACTGGCAGAGTACGCTGATCGGGCAGCCGAAGCCGGAAAAGTCTGTGAAAAGCAGTACGATTCGCTGACCAGGTGATCATGGCATTTTCCATGGTACTGATTTCCGGTGACGGTATATAAAACGGTACGGTTAAATTTACTGGCAGTAAAGTTTTTACCAGTCAATTGCTTATGTGTGTCGTAAATAATTGAGTGGGAATAAGCCGATAACCCTTCCTGTGTTTTCATGAACAGGTAAAAGTGAATTTAACCCTCTGTTTTTGCAGAGGGTTTTTATTTATGTGCATAGATGAGTTTTCTGTGTAGCGCACAGCTCCTGACGGCAAATTTGACGTAATTACGAACCCACGAAGGTTGGCTG